GCAGACCGCGCTCCCGGCTGACGCCGACCGCCTGCTTGCCCGCGCGAGCGAACACGTGGACTACGTGACCCTCGGCAACGTTGATTCCTCCAACTGGGATCACCTCGACGCCGCGAAGAAGGCCACCTGCGCGCAGGTTGAGTCTTGGATGCAGCAGGGTGAGACATCCGCCTTCCGGGGGACTGTCGAGAGTTATACCATCGGCAAGGTCGGGATGCGGTACGCGCAGGGGGCAGGCGGCGAGACGAAGACGGCGCCGAGGGCCGAGCAGGCACTGATGCTCGCGGGCCTCCTCTATCGGGGAGCTGCGCTGAAATGAGCCTGCCGGAAGCGGAGATAACGGAACTTGTGAGCATCAAACCGTTCAGCGGCAGGAGCGCCTACGGGCCGACCTTTGGGGAAGAGTTCGAGGCCAAGGCGTACGTCGAGCCCGGGTTTCGGCGCGTGAGCGACCGAGAAGGGAACGAAGTTGTGGCCTCGGCCTTTCTCGTCCTTGCGCCGGACGTGACCATCCGCCCCGGCGATCAGGTCACGTGGTCGGGGCAGCGGTACGAAGTGATTGACGCGCAGCCGCTCAGACAAGGCGGGCGAGTCCACCACACCGAGGTCTATCTGAAATCGGCGGGGGAGGCATAGGATTGCCGGTCTATAGGGTTTCGCTGGTCAAGAACATCATCAGCCCGAAAGCCCCGCCGCTTCTGGCCGGGAATATCCGGCTGGTCTGGCGCGGAGAGCAACTGAGTGAGCAGGTGCGGCAGGTGGCGTGCGCGGCCTTGCTTGACCAGGCGGAGTTCCTGCTTGAGGAGGCCAATCGCATCGTGCCGTTCGATGTGGGGACATTGATGCAATCGGGCGAAACCAGCGTGGACCCGCCGACCCTGGAGGCCGCTGTCAGTTACGACACAGCATATGCGCAGCGGCTTCACGAGCATCCCCAGTACCATTTCCAGCCCCCCGGTCAGGGGAAATGGCTGGAATCAACGTTCTTGGCGAACGCGGAGGGGGTCAAAACTCGGATAGCGGACGCCATCAGAGGGGCCCTTTCCGGCCCATAACGAACAGGAGGCAATTATGGCAACAACATTGGCAGGGCAATCCAGGGACATCCTTACCGTGAATTGGGATAATACCCTGGGCGACGATACCGTAGTTCGAGATGGCATGTCGCGGAGCATCGTGCAGGAATTGACCAATGGCACCGGAGCCAAGAAGGCGCAGGTCAACTGGCACACCTTGCGTACCCTTACGGGCACAACCAGCGAGAACCTGGACCTGACGGCACTTGCGGACGGTGCGTTCGGAGTCATAGCCCTCACCAAGGTCAAATGGTTCATTCTGCACCTCATTACGGAAACATCCGGCTGTTGGCTAGAATTGGGGGCCGCAGGCGGCAATGATTGGGCCGGCGCGAGCCAGTGGCTCAAGGATGCTACGGACATCGTGCGTGTCTGCGCTGGTGGTGAGGAGAAGAAGACATCCCCGATAGACGGTTTCGTTGTGGACGCGACCCACAAAATCTTGAAGGTCAACAACCCCTCCGGGTACACGGCAGTCTACTGGATCGGGATCGTCGGAGAGGGCACGGTCGCGTAGGGTGCTCGCCGTCGAGATTGCGCGGTATCTACAGGCCCGGGGCCTCGGCGTCTTCGATGAACTCGGAAGCGGGGGCAGCATCTTCATCGCGCTGCTTCCCGAATCCCCGGATGAGGTGATCGGGATCTATCCGAGGGGCGGCCACCAGGCGGACGGGAAGCTGCCCTACGACGCGCCTGTGGTGCAGGTCATAGCACGAGGCACTCAGGACCCGCGCCCAGCAGCCGAACGGGCCCAGGGTGTCTACGATGCGCTTCACGGATTTCATCACAGTACCTTCGTGCCGGAGGGGACCTGGATCCTCGGTTGCCGGGGCGTCCAGTCCGGCCCGATTCACATCGGGCGGGACCAGAACGGTAGGCACGAATACAGTTTGAACTTCGAGCTGGATATTTTGAACGAACGGAGGGAATGAGTTATGGCAGTTGTATGTGTACTGGCGCGGGATTGGACAATCGAGGCAAATGCCGGCGCCGGCCTGAAGGAGGTTAAGGGGCTAGATACCCTGACATTCAGCGACGATGATACCAAGGCAGACCTCACCAAGTTTGAGGATGAGGGAAACGAGGCCCACCTTGTCGCAGCGCGGGGTATGACCATTCGCCTAGCGGGCAAGTTCCTGGAGGACCTCAGTAGCGGGGCCCGCGACGAGGGCCAGAACGCGATTGAGACGCTTGCCGCGGTGATCGGGTACGGCAGTGTGGCCGCGTTCCGGCTGACGAGGCCGAGCGGGAAGTACGCGGAGTTTGCTGGCACCGTCAAGATGGGAGACATCGGCGGCGGCAACAATGATCCCACGTCATGGAACTGCGAGATCACCCGGACTGGTGCCATGGGGTCTTGGACGTAGACGGGAGCAGGAAAAGGATGGAAAACCGTTACCGTGACTTCGATGCCTTCGAGAAGGAACGCCAGCAGATACCTGTGACGTTCACCATGCGGGGCCAGCGCTTTGAGTTACCCGCCGATCTGCCGGCGCTGGCGCTCATCAGGATAGTCCGGCTCCAGGCCGAATCTTCGGCGGATGCGGCCGTGACCGCCAAGATGACCCTCGAGCTTCTGGCTCTCATCTTCCCGGAGGGCGAACTCGACAGACTTCTCGCGACGGGGCTCTCCGCCAAGGACCTCGGGAAGGTCCTGGAGTGGCTGGTATCACAGTATGTCGGCGGCGGAGGAGAGGAACCCCGAAAAGACCAAGAGGGAAACGCGCCAGCCCCGGCGAAGGCCGGGGAGAAACCGCCCGCATCGTAGAGCATTGGGCAGCCGTTGAGGCCGATTTCCAGCGCGAGTATAAGATCAACCTCATCCGCGAGATTTCCCAGATGACCGCACGCCGGTTCTGGGTGCTCGTTTGCGGCCTGGGACCCTATTCTGCGCTGGCGAACGCGATCGGAGGCGGCGGCAACCAGGTCATCACCGATCCAAAGGCGGCGGAACGGGCCGTTATGAGTATGTGGAGATAGCATGGCACTGAAGGTCGGAGAACTCTACGCAACGCTCGGCATAGACATGGCGCCGTTCAACACGGCGCTGGCCGGGGCGCAGACCAAGCTCGCGGCGGTTGGACAACAGATGGCCAGCGGCGGACTGGCCAAGGGCGGATTCGCCTACAAGGGGTTCACCGCCGACCTCGCGCAGACGTTCAAGAAGGGCCCGGCGGGGGGTGGACTCTTCCCGCAGGTTGACCTCAGTAATGCCAAGGCGCTCCAGGCGGAGATCGGCAAGGTTTCGGACGCCATACTCGACTACCAGAAGCGGATGCTGAACGTTGACCCGCTGTCTCAGACTTTCAAGGATATGCAGGCGGACGTGGGCGGACTCGGGCAGCGACTTGGGCTGTTGAATAACGTCTTTGCGAGCTTCGCGGTGAAGGCCCCATGGTCAATGCGGCTTTTTGAGAACTCCATGATCCGGGTTGCCCGCGTGATCCGCTATCTGAGGTGGTATGTGGCGGCCTTTGTAGCGGCCTTGTTTACCGCGGTCTTCCGGGCGGCGGCAGAGTTCGGAACCCTCGACAAGGCGATGGCGAAGATCCACGCGACCTGGGCCCAGATACTTGACACCATCGCCGTCGGGATGAAGCCGGGCCTGGAACGCCTCGCCAGTTATCTCACCCTGATCGCAGACCAGGTCACCCGTGCTTTTACGAGCGCCGGGGCACTGACGTCTTTCTGGGGTCCACTCCTAAAGTCGTTTGGCACCGGCGCGGGCTTGGCACTCGCCGAATTGGCAAAGGTCCTCCTCAGACTAGCCCAGTTGGTTCTGCCTATACTCACGGCGGGGTTCTATATGCTCTATGGCGTACTCTGGTTGATTAACTTCGTGGTCGATCGAGTGGTCCAGGGCTTCAGAATCCTCTTGGAGTTCCTCCATATCATACCGAAGGCGACTTTCCTTGATCTCCTGATTGACAAACTCCAGCAGGCCATGGTGATTACCGACGTGTACGCCCGCATGACCAAGGCGGCGGCCGAGAAGGCCGCTCAGGGGATTGTGGACGTGATTCAGAAGCGCCGGGAGGACGCGGCGGCGATCCGGGACCAGATAGCGGCACAGATCGGTTTCATAGGAATTACCGAGCTTTGGAACAAGGCAATGGTAGCCGGTGCCCGGGCGGGCCTGAGGACGGGCGCGCCAGTGCCGGCGCTCACGCCGGGGAACCTCCCGGGGACCGACGTGACGCGGAAGATTTATGAGACGCTCAAGGCCCAGGAGCGGGACCAGAAAGAGGTCCTGCGGGTCATCAAGGAGCGGCTGGGAACATACGCAGCGGGGGCATAGATGCTGACGGAATGTCCTGAAAACTGGGAACTGAAGTTGACGCGGGGAGGGGCCTCCGCACACCGCGAATTCATCTGCGATAACTGGGATGCCATGCTGTACGAGGCACCGAAGCCAGCCGAGCCCCATCCCGTGGTAAATGTGCTGACGGTAGACACCGTTCAATTCCGCGGGCTGGGCAAGCCGCAGAAGGGTCCGATGGGCACCAAATTCGAGGGCGCCCGGATCATCGTGGACTACACGCTGGAATACAAGAAGCCAAATCTCGGCGATCCCCCCCGCGTCACGTGGGATTACGCGACCGAGGTATTGCAGAACGCGGGCGGGCGCACCTGGGCGACGATCCCCAAGCGGAGTATCTGCAACGAGGACCTGGCGGCGGCGACCGTCTATCCGCTGATGAATCTGACGATCGACGTCACGATGGCTCTGGCGGACGTCCCCTGGTCGCAGATTTACGCTCTGGCCGGGCAGATCAATGCTGCGCAATGGATCGTGTACGGCACAGGAGGCATTGTGCTGCTTGA